GACAGGGTTTGGTGCGAGCGTTGCCAGACTGATCATCGTCGTGGCGCCCCCTATGAAGTCGAAAGGGAACGCCTCATTCAAAAGATGGCGAAGCAGCTCGCCGATCGGATCGACGCAGCCGTGTTGGCCCTGGTGAAGTGATGGCGAATAACCGCCTGTATCTGAACTGCACGGGATGTCACACCGATCCGTGGTATTTGGGTAAGCGGATGCAAGAGGGCTATTACACCGGCAGTCCTTCGGGGAAGTCACTCGATGAATGGTTCGAGGAACATGCGTATTGTGGAGGGACTCAGGATCATTTCCTGATCGAGTATCAGCACCCTGAGAATTACGATACCGGGGTGATTGCCTTGCTCGAAGAGAAACTCAAGAGTTACGGACCCTGATGGAAGCCCTCTCTCCCGGTAAACGCATCGGCAACGAGCTGCTATGCTTCGTCGGCGAACACGAGCAGATCAGACCGTTGCGTGATCAGATCTTCGTCGAACCGCTGCCTTTGGACCTCAACACGAGCTTAGCCGTGGTCTATCGGGGCAAGCCTTGTCGCGGTATTGTGAGAGCCGTGGGCCCGGGCCTCTACCCCTACCAATATCTGGATAGCCTGGGGCGTCCCACCCAGAAACGCGGGGATCGCAAGACGCGGATACTGAGCAAGCATTTTCGGCCCACGGACGTGAAGGTGGGCGATGTGGTGGACCTGGGTGGACTGGAGATCGGTGGCTTTCTGTTCCCCGTGATTCGTTGGGGGAGGATCGATGTGGTGATCTGTCGTGAGGAAGACGTGACCGGGGTTGTCGAATGAGCAATCAACTCCTGACCTGGGGGCAAGTGACCGTGATGCTCCAACAGGCATGGGAGGAATCGTTGGCTGAGGTTGACCAGCAGATAGCCACAGAGACTTGGGAAAACGAGGGTGGGCGGGTTGGGTAACCCTAATGGCAATCCAGCCACGCTCACGGCCCCGCAGTTTAAACCCTCAGAATCAGGGAATCCCGGCGGTAAGCCCGTCGGTGCCCGCAATCGACTCACGGCGGCATTCTTAAACGCGCTAGCTGCGGACTTCGATGAGCATGGCAAGCAAGCGATCCAGCAATGCCGCGAGACCAAGCCCGAGGCGTATATCAAAGCGATCGCCGCGCTGTGTCCGAAGGAGATCGAAGTCAAGCGCCCGCTGGAGGAGATGAATGACGCTGAGCTCCTCGCTGCCGTTCGAGCCCTCGAAGGCTTCCTGGCTGCTCGATCAGCTCAAGAAGGAAATGGAGAAACGCGCCAGTGAGCATCGACTCAAAGACTACCGACCCTATCCCAAGCAAGCCGAGTTCCACGCCGCGGGAGCCGATTCACGTCAACGGCTGCTCATGGCCGCTAACCAGGTCGGTAAAACCTGGGCAGCCGGATTCGAACTGGCTATGCACGCAACGGGGCAATACCCGGACTGGTGGTTTGGTCGCCGATGGGACCGTGCCATCGTGGGTTGGGCCGCAGGCGTAACCGGTGAGAGCACAAGAGATAATCCGCAGCGCATCCTACTCGGCCGGCCTGGTGCTTGGGGCACGGGAGCTATTCCTAAGGGAGCCCTTGTCGACACCAGTTCAGCGCGGGGACTGGCTGACGCTGTGGACACCATCCGGGTCCGTCACGTTTCTGGTGACATCAGCACGATCCAGCTGAAGAGCTATGAAAAGGGTCGCGAGAAGTGGCAAGGCGAAACTTTAGACTTCGTCTGGTTCGATGAAGAACCCCCGGCGGACATCTACACCGAAGGGCTGACGCGTACGAATGCCACGAACGGCATGACGCTGATCACCTTCACGCCGCTCCTAGGTATGACCGAGGTTGTACGACGGTTTCTGCTCGAGAAGCCCGCCGGGACGCACATCACGACGATGACGATCCACGATGCCGAGCACTACACCGAGGAACAACGTGCCGCCATCATCGCCACCTACCCCGAGCATGAGCGTAAGGCCCGTACTGAAGGTATCCCGCAGCTCGGCTCGGGTAGAGTCTTTCCATTCGAGCGGGCTCAAATTGCCTGCGAAAGCTTCCCCATCCCCGATCACTGGCCTCAGATCTGTGGGCTCGACTTCGGCTGGGATCATCCGAGTGCAGGCGTACGGCTCGCGTGGGACCGCGATGCAGATACCCTTTACGTCATTGCAGCCCATCGCGCCAAAGCCCAAACCCCGATGATGTTCACGGCCGCCACCAAGCCCTGGGGCGACTGGCTCCCCTGGGCCTGGCCGCACGACGGCAAGCAGAGCGGGGGCAAGTTCGATACCCAGGACCAGCAGCAATTACAGGCGATCTACAAGCGCCACGGCCTTCAGATGCTGTTCCAGCACGCCCAGTTCGAGGATGGGACGAACGGGGTGGAAGCCGGTATCACGGACCTGTACGAGCGGATGGAGACCGGGCGCTGGAAGGTCTTCGCGCACTTGGCCGACTGGTTCGAGGAGTTCGAGCTCTACCATCGCAAGGACGGCCTGATCGTCAAGCTGAACGATGATCTAATCTCAGCCAGCCGTTACGCGCTCATGATGAAGCGCTTCGCCGTGGTGAGAAAGCCGGTGAAGAAGCTGCGCGAGGTGGAGTATGGTCGGGGGCCGCGGGCGGATGGGTTGGATTGGCTGGGTTAAACTGCATAGTTATGCGTAGTATGCGAACCATCGTGCATAGGATGACCGAAATTCCCAGGCTGGCATTTTCAGCATGCGCATAATCTGATGCCCATCATCCCCAAAGCCTTCGACGAGCCGGCGGTCACGAATCAGGAGGTATTCCTCGAAGCCGACGAGCGTTTGCGGATTTCGGTCGAGGCGATGGGGGAGAATTCGAAGAAAGCGATCGAAGCGCTGGAGTTCGAGGACGGCAACCAGTGGCCGACCGATCTCGCCAACATGCGCCGGATCGACAAGCGCCCGACGCTCACCATCAACCTCACTCGCAGCATGGTCCGGCGCGTCTGCAACAACATGCGCCAGCAACGTCCGCGGATCAAAGTGCACCCGGTGGGGGATGGGGCGCGGGTCGAAGACGCGAAGGTCGTGAGCGGCCTGATCCGGCACATCGAGACCTTGAGCAACGCCAGTGTCGCCTATGACACGGGCGGGGAGAGCGCGGTCAAGATCGGCTGGGGGTACTGGCGCATTCTCGCGGAGTACGTGGATGAGATGAGTCGGGATCAGGAGCTCAAGATCCGCGCGATTCGTAATACGCTCACGGTCTACGACGATCCGGCCTGTCAGCTTCCCACCGGCCAGGACCGGGAGTGGGTGTTTCTCACGGAGGAAATGGGCCGGCAGAAGTACAAGCGCAAATACCCGAAGGCGAAGAACGCGGAGTGGCGTCGTGGTCAGTCGGGTGACACCGGCCACCTCTGGGAGTCCAAAGAGAAGATCCGACTCGCCGAGTACTACCGGATTCAAAAGACCCCGGAATATCTGCACTACCTCACCGATGGTACGACGCTGTTCGAGAAGGACTACCAACGCCTGCGAGAACCCTTGGAGGCCATCGGGATCACGCGCGAAGTCGACCCAGAAGGTAAGAATCCGTCGGGCCGCATGAGTCATCGCCGCGAGGTGCAATGGTTTCGTCTGAACGGCGTGCAGGTCGTTGAGAAGCGCACGCTTCCAGGGCGCTGGATTCCGGTCGTGCGATGCCTGGGCAACATTCTGGACCTCAACGGTCAGATTCGGATGCGCGGCATGGTCGCCGATTTGATGGACAGCAACCGGATGCTGAACTACTGGGCGACGTGTGAGACGGAGATTGTGGCTCTGGCACCGCGTAACCCGTGGGTCGCGGCAGAGGGGCAATTGGATGGGCATCCAGAATGGAAGGATTTAAATCAAAAGCCATATAGCGTCGCCATTTACAACATCGTGCATGCGAACCCGGACGATCCGAATTCGCCTGTCTTGCCGCCGCCGCAGCGCACCGAGGCCGTCCAAGTCCCCGCCGGTATCGTGAATGCCAGGCAATCGGCCAAGCAGGACTTGATGGAGTTGGCCGGCATGCCGCACGAACCGGGGCGGGATACCCCGGGCGTCGTGGTGAGCGGCAAGGCGCTGCGGGAACGGCAGGCACTGTCTGACATCGGTCACTTCCAGTACTACGACAACCAGACGATGGCGATCAGCTTCACGGGGGAGATCCTCTTGGAGCAGATCCCGCACTACTACTCCGAATCGCGCATGCAGCGCATCATCGGCGAGGACGGGGTGCCGCAGATGGTGGGGATCAACCAGAAGGTGATGGACCCGCAGACCCAGGCGATCAAAGAGGTCAAGAACAACGTCACCGTCGGCCGGTTCGATGTGGTGATGGATACGGGACCGGGCTATGAGACCAAGCGCCAGGAGGGGCAGGAAGCGGTGATCGACCTGCTGAAGACGCCTCTGGGAGAGCCGATTGTCAAAACCGGTGCTGACATCATTGTTCGTAACATGGATTTCGCAGGGGCGGATGATCTGGCCGACCGGCTGCTACCGACCAACGAGCAGGGGATGCAAAAAGCGGTGCAGGCTCTGCCCAAGGAAGCGCAAGGCATCGTGCTCGCGCTCCAGGCGCAGTTGAAACAGGCGCAACAGGTCATTCAACAGCAGGCGATGGAGATCAAGTACAAAACGAACATCGAGCAGGGTTGGATGGCCGTCGAGCGCGAGAAGACCCAGACTGGCGCGACCACCAAGCTCCACGACACGAGTATCAACGCGCAGACCAAGGTGTTTGATACGCATGTCAAGTCCACGACCGCACGCGATGTGGCGGAGATTCAGGCGGGGGCGACGCTTCTAAACACACATGCGGAAGCAGAACATAACAAGGAAGCGGCGAAATTGGCGTTAAAAGCGGCTGAAAAGGCTGAAAACAAGGGTAATGGTGCAGCATGACGGTTAGATTGGATTATTCAATCAACAACGATGCTTTGTATTTGGTGATGTATAACAAAGATGATAGGGGCACGCGTTGGTTTATTGCTGGGCCTGACGGGGTGACTGTTCAACGCGGTGAACAGCCTCCAGAGACTGTCAAACACTCAGTCACGACCGTCATTTTGATGGAATTGCTGGATACCTTGTTGGCGGCTGGATATCGACCCACCAGTAATGCATGGTCTGCGGGTCATGTTTCGGATTTAAAGAAGCACATCGAATTCGCCGAGCGCATGGCAACGGCGTTATTGCCGAAGTCGGAGAACAACAATGGCTAAAGTCGTGACTTCCGAAGGGCTCACGGAGTTTGTGCAGGAAGGCAAATTCAATAAGGTCGAGAATCACAAGAAGGGCAATGGGGCCGCTCCACCGTTGGAGGTCGTGAAGCCGCCGCCCACCGTCGATCTGAAGCCACTGGACAAGTCCGAAGTAAAAGAGCCGGTCAGGGCCGACCCGGCCAAAGAGCCGGCAAAAGTTGCGGACGATGAGGATCTGAAGGACCTGACGCCCGATGAGCGCGAGCTGGCGAAGTCCGAGCGCGTTCGAAAGCTGATCGGCAAGAAACATTCGATGCTGAAAGCCGCCGAGGCGCTGGCTGCGCAGCGGCAAGCGGATGCCGATGAAGCGGAGCGGTTCGCCGAAACCCAGTTCAACGAAAAGACGCTCTTCCAGAAGCGCGCCGAGGCCGCCGAAGCGCGCGCGGCGGAGCTCGAAGGCAAGATTCCGAAGGAAGTCCCGGCGGCTGAGAAGAAGGCGCCGATCGCGGCGGACTTTACAAACGCTCAAGGCCAAGTAGACTGGGATGCCTATACGGACGCCAAAGCTAACTTTGCCGCCGAACAAGCGGTGGAGAAAGAGCGACAGCGTCAGGCGAAGGAGAAAGCGGACGCTGAAATCGTCGTCCGCACGGCGCAGCTCAAAGCGCAGACCGAAGCGGCCCGGGAGAAGCATCCCGATTTCGACCGCGTCTTGAGTGCCGCGCAAGGCACTGCGGCGGACCAAGTTCCGCAGTTCGTGTTGAATTACCTGTGGGAAAGTGACGCTTCGGCGGAGCTCGTCTATTACCTGGCGAAGCACCCCGAGGAATCGCAACGCATCGGTAAGTTAAAGCCCATACGCGGCGTGGCCGAGCTGGGCAAACTCGAAGACCAGTTGACGAAGTCGCAGACTCCACCGACCGCTTCTGCGGCGACTCCTGTCCGGTCCGAGCGCAGTGGAGCACCCGCTCCCATCACTCCGCTGGAGGGCGATGGCACGGGGACCGGGATCAACACCGACCCCTCGACCATGGGCTTCAAGGAGTTGCGGGCGTATCACCGGCAAAAGGCCCGGGAGAAGCGCTCACATTGATGGGGGACGTGCTCCTGAACCCTTATCAGGAGTCCTCCCTTGGTCGCACAAACCCTGTTGACGATGAGCTACATCACGAATGAGTCTCTCGTCGTCCTCGAAAACGAACTGGTCATCGGCAATCGCGTCGAGCGCCAGTACTCGGATGAATTCGCGCAGACCGGCGCCAAGATCGGCGCCACCTGCAATATCCGCCGCCCCCCGCGCTACAAGGGCACCTTTGGTCCCCCGCTGAACGTCGAGAACACGTTCGAGTCCAGCGTTCCGGTCTCCTTGAACTATCAGTTCCATGTGGACGTGCAGTTCACGACCCAGGATCTGGCCTTGAGCATGGATCTGTTCAAGCAGCGCATTCTGCGCCCTCAGGTGGCGACGGTCGCGAACCGTATTGACTCCGACAGCGCGCAGTACTATTTCCTGAACACGGCCGCGATGCTGGGTACGCCCGGAGTCCAGCCCACCAGCTACAAGCAGTTCAGCGACGGACGGGCAACGCTCGCGGCCGAAGCGTGTCCGAAGCAGGGCGAGAAGAACTGCGTGCTGGACCCGATCACCATGTCCGCCATCTCGGACGGCCTGAAGGGTCTGTTCAACCCCCAAGCCCAGATCGGCGATATCTACGAGGAAGGGCTGATCGCACGTCGCACCGCCGGCCTCGACTGGTGGGAAGACCAGAACATCCCGAGCTTCACCACCGGTGCTCAGGGCGGCACGCCGCAGATTGCCACGGTGCCCGCCGGTACCGCGCTCCTGACCGATGGTTGGGCACAGTCCGGTACCTTGCAGACCAAAGGTTGGACGGCCTCAACGGGCGTGGTGGTGGTCGGGGATGTGATCCAGATCGCGGGCGTCCTGCCGGTCAATCCGCAGAACCGCTTGCAGTACGGCCGGACCTTGCGCCAGTTCGTGGTATTGCCGCCCGGTGGCTTTGCGATCCCGACCCCAGGTGCCGCCCCGTCCGGCTTGCCGCTGAATGCCGCCACGCTCGCCAATGGTACCTTCAACCCCGCGAACGGCGTTTATACGTCCGATTCCGGCGGACTGCTGACGCTCGTGATCGGCGATTGCATCGTGTCCGGCGGGCAGTTCCAGAATGTCACGGCCGCACCCGCTGCCTCCGCAGCCATCACCGTGAACGGCGGTACGGCGAATGCCAACCAGTTCTCCCCGCAAGGGTTGATCTTCCACAAGTACGCCTATGCGCTCGCGTTCGCGGATCTGCCGCTGCCGCGTGGGGTCGAGTTCGCAGCTCGCGCCTACGATGATGAGGATGTGGGCATGTCGATTCGTTGTGTGACGCAATATACGATTAACAACGATTCAGAACCTACTCGGTGCGACGTTTTGTATGGCCCGGCCAGTCTTTATCGTTCATTAGGAATTAGGGCCGCAGGATAGCATATTTACTATCATGTCTTCACCATGTATTATGAGTATGCTCAAGTGAGCTACCAATACAAGGTGAAGAATGAACGCAAAGATTTGTGGTTGCAAGGATTGTGAGAAACCTGTGATTGCCTTGGGCATGTGTTCGAAGCACTTACGACGGACCCGGTTGTATGGGTCACCGTTTGTGCTGAAATCACACGCTGGCATGATGTATGGCCTATCGGCAATTGAGCGCTTCAATAAGCAGCACCGCAAAGACGGCCAAAACGGTTGTTGGGAATGGACTGCGTGCAAGGAGCGCGACGGCTATGGTCGCTTCAAGGGAATGGTCGGAACGGTGGTCTATAACAAGGCTCACCGCTTCTCATGGGCCTATCACAGCAACTCCGAGATCCCTCCCGGCATGATGGTCTGTCATAGTTGCGACAACCCTGGCTGTGTGAATCCCGGTCACCTCTGGCTCGGTAGCGCGAAAGAGAACGTCAACGACATGGATTTCAAGCGGCGTCGCAATGCGCGACTCGGAGAGTTGTCGGCTCGCGCGGTGTTGACCGAAGCTCAGGTGCGCTCGATCCTGGCTGATTGCCGTCCCTATGCGCAGATTGCTCAGGAATTCGGCGTCACGACGATGACTGTGTCGGATATCAAGTGTCGCCGTTCGTGGTCTCATTTGCAGGTCGATGTCATCGGTCATGCGCCCCGCGTCAGCCCGAAGCGCGGCAAGTCCGATAGAATCACCGCTGAGATCGTCCGTGAAATCCGTGCCAGCCCTGACAGTGGCAAGTCTCTCGCAGCCAAGTACGCCGTCTCTCCACAACTCATCTGCGCGATCCGCAAGCGACGCGCTTGGCAACACATTCAGGAGTAAAGCTTCATGCCTTCAGTGAATCCCGGGCCTGCGACCACCCAAACGCCGAACCAGGTCGCGCAGCTGCTGCCGGTCAACACCTTGCAGAAGCCCGTCGAGGTTGGCACCAACGCGCTGCGGCTGCTCGCGGTGGCGCGCAACATCAACCTGTCGCAACTGGGTGATGCGGCAGTGATGCCGGTGATCAATTCGACGCAATATGCTCCGGTAAACTACGTCTTCGCGAACGGCCAAGTGAATGGAGTTCCGGGGTCCATTGCGACCGCTGCCGTAGGTATTTTCCAGGCGCCGGCAGCGGGTGGGTCCAATGCGATTAGAGCGGCAAACACTGCGCTGAGCACCAATTCAGCCGCCGGTTCTTCGATCTCTACCGCCGCCGCAGTCGTGAACCTGACCTATACTTCCCAGTTGTTATATTTGAACGTCGGAACTGTGCTGGCCGGTGCCACTGTAGACTTATTCATCTATGGGTATGATCAGACGTAAGGAGTAGCCCATGCCCGGTGCATCCACCATTTCGCGTGGCAATCTCGTGCTGGACACGATGATCCAGGCGACGATCACACCGCCGGCCACGGTGACGACCGCGACTACGAATCCGACCACGACCACGATCCCGGGGCTGAATGTGGGAGATTTGATTTCATGGAATCAGCTCACGAACCCCAATGCGCTCTTGTCCGTCACCAACATGTTCGTGTCGGCCGCGAACACGCTGACCAGCGTGTGGACGACGGAAGGCACAACTGTTTCGGGCGCAGTCGCCTGCTCTTTTATTCTGGAGGTTTGTCGGGCTGAGAATGTCTCGCTGAATCGCATCGCGAATCTGCCGAACGGCATTTACTAATGTCAGAAGTTCGCGCCTTTGAGCCGCTGTATGCGCCGAACCAGGGCAATGCGGTCGGGGGATTGCTCCCCAGCACCTCCGTCATGGCTTTGGCGAGCGCGGTGGCGAGCACGGCATTTTCCGGTAATTCCCAGGCCGCGAACTACAAACAACAGATCCAGATCGCCAACACCACCAATCAGTGGGCCTACATCAATTTCGGGGTGCTGAGCGCGAGTCAGGCGGTTCCAGCGGCGACAGTGGCGGCGAGCTATCCGGTAGCGCCTGGGGCGGTGGTGGTGGTCACGGTGGATAAAGAGGTCAACGCCGCTTCCGTCATCCTGGCGGCCGCTTCCACGGGAGGAACGACGGTCGTCTTCAGTCGTGGCGAGGGGCTATAATTCCTTCTCCTAATGGGAGAAGGCAATGTCAAAGCGAAAAAGACTCAGTAATGGTAGGACATTCTTCAGTTTTACATTCGAGCAGAATTATGAAGTTTTGCCGAACGGATGTTGGAATTGGCTTGGCTGGAAGAATGTGCGCGGCTATGGAATCGATGATCGCTATGAGAATGGGAAACGCATTTGGCGCAAGTACGCGCACCGCTATTCATGGGAAAGGATTCATGGCCCCATTGCCCGTGAAATAGTCATTTGTCACAAGTGCGACAATCCTGCTTGTGTCAATCCAGATCACCTTTTTGCCGGCACGCACGCCGATAATTGCAGGGATAAAGTCGAAAAGAAGCGTCATAGATTTGGATCTAAGCACTGGAAAGCAGTGCTTACCGAGGAGCAGGCGTTGAGCATTCTTCGTGCGAAGGGAAAAGAGAAATCAACAGTTCTAGCTGCTCGTTACGGCGTGAAAACCCCTACAATCACTGCAATTTGGCGTCGTGAACAGTGGAAACACATAGGCGGTAGCCTATGAGCATCAAGTCCGCAGGCTCCACCTCGTCCTCGACCACGAGCAACGTCCAGCAGCAGCAATTGCTGTTCAAACTGGCGGGAGCGAATCTCCAGTCCGGTAGCGCTCAGCCCTTCACCAAGGTCTACGCCGGGAGCGCTTACTTTCCCACGCTGATCGTGGCCCGCCAGCGCACCGGAGCTGCCAGCGTGTCGTGTCTGGGCGGTATCAGCGATGGGACTAATGCAGTGGTGGCCGCCACCCAAGCCTGGACCACGCTCGCCTCGGGGGTGATTGTGAGCGCGGTGTTGGCCGCGCTGGTCAATACCACGCTGTTGTCGGTGACGCCCTCCCTGATGCTCGCGACCCCGAGCACGGGGGCCTGCACGGCGGACTTCTATATTTTTGGCATCGATCTGTCATGACCACCCAGAATCCGGGGCCGGCGAGCACGGTGAGTCCGGTTCTACGGACTGTCTCATGGTCCAACGACACAGGGGCCGCACTGCTCAAGCCCGATGGCACCCACGCCATTCTGTCGCAGACGAATAACGGGGTGATGACGCCCTTCTATTCCAATCTGGGGAATCAAGATACCACTCTCGTTCCGGTTCCGGGCCAGGGGAATTTCTCCCTCGTCGCCGGGACCAGCAACAACGTTTCGATCCCCTTGCCGAGCGAGAACCTGTTCGCGTTCTCGGCGGCTCTCTCGAATGCCGCTTATTGGAACGGCAGTACGAATCTCGCCTCTGTGACCGATAACGCGGCTGTCGATCCCCTGGGCGGCAACAGCGCCAGCGTCGTGGTGGCCGGTGCCAGCGGCATCGTGGAGTTCGCCATCAATAGCGTGCCGCTCACCACCGGGCAACGCTATACCTTCGCGATTTGGGTGAAGGGCGTGGGTTCTTCGATCAGCACCTCGGTCACGCTCGGCAACTTCAACAACGGGACGTTCCAGTACGCCTCGATGAATTTGCAGGGCATCTGGCAATTGCTCCAGCTCTCCTTTACCCCGGCCGGCACGGTCAATAACAACCTGTTCCTGATCCTGAATGCCTCTGGGACCACGACCTTCGGCACCGTGCCGTTCAATGCCACGGTCAACCTCTGGGGGCCGCAGCTGAACCAAGGCCCCTACCGCAAGGCCTATGTCCCGACCAACGGGGCGGCGACCCCGGTCGATACGTCCAACTACCAAGTGTTAGGCGTCAATACGACCTCGAGCGCGAATCCAATCATTGATTTCACCGAACAGAGCCCGGGCGTGTTCTTCGGCGTTCCGCGCCCGCCGGTCGTTCAGGTGACGAGCGATCCGACTTTTCTGCTCATCAAGGGCGGTGCGCGGCGGCAGTCGAGCATCGTGATCGCCGCTTCCGACAGCGCTGATCCGTACGCCAGCGACTACATCTGCACCGGTTCGGCCGACCAGACCGCGATTAGTGCGGCGATCTTTTCGCTCCGGGGCAAGGGGGGAAAGGTTTTGTTGCGGGCTGGTACCTACGTGCTGAATGCCACCATCGTCCATGATGCCGATTGGGTGATTCTGGAAGGGGAAACCCGTGGTTTTTGGGGTGCTTACGCCGGGGCCTATCCGATCATTTCCATCGAAGGGCTGACCGGAGGCACCAAACTCAAACAGACCCAATCGGGTGCCTCGGTCATCGTGGTCGGGACTAACCTACAAGGTAATGCCCGCCATCAGGGTATCGGCATCAAGAATTTGTGCCTGTTCGGCTACCAGCTGACCGGAACTGCGATTCTGGACACGGTGAATACCGACAATTCCCAGATCACCGACTGCTTCATTCATAACTTCAGCAAGGGCATCAGCTTGGGGTGGGATACGCCCTTTATCTCCGGCAACTCTGTGCAATCCTGTGCGAGTGATGCGATCACCGTCACCAACGCCTATGGCGCCATTGTCAAGAACATCTGCTATGACATCGGCGGCAGTGGGATCGTGGTGAGTGCCGCAGCCTGCCAGATCGTGGGTAACACGGTGGGAGATACGGGCAATTCCGGTATTTTAATCTCCGGTAAGAGCAACACGGTCGTGGGCAACACCGTGCAGAACGTACGGGTAAATCACTGCGTCGAGATCAACGGCGGGGTGAATAATGCGATCAACGGCAACACGCTCTCGCTCACCTACAATGCCAGCGGTGCACCCGGCACGAACGCCAATTCGACGGGTAACGGCATCTATCTGCATGCGAGCGCGATCAACAACGCGATTACCGGAAATACGATCAACAATATCAACACGACTGCCAGCGGCTACGCGGTCGTGCTGGGCGCGTCCGGGGACACGACAGTGACCGGCTGTGCGGTCATTGGCAATGTGGTGACGGGAGGTAAATGGAATGCCGGCAGCACGACCACGATTCTGGATAGCTCCGGCGGCTCGACCAACAAGATTGGCATGAATCCGGGCGACTCCCATCTGGTGGGTAGCCAGTGACCGCGGCGCTTGAAATCATCACCGATGGCCTGATCGATATCAATGCGCTGGCGCCCGGTCAGGTATTGGCGCCGAACAATGCGGCCGTGGCGCTGCGCAAGTTGAACGACCTCGTCGACTCGCTCTCCACGGACAAGGATTTCATCTACACGACGGTAGAGAACATCTTCAGCTGGATTCCCGGCACCTTCAAATACACGGTCGGCAATCCCGTAGGGGGCACATTCTCCGGTACGCTGGTGAGCGGCAGTCCTACGATTTCAGGGGTAACCGTTCCCTCGACGCTGGTCGTGGGTGGCACGCTGACCGACACGCAGGGGCAGATTCCGAGCGGCGCCACGGTGCTCGCCTTCAACTCGGTGGCGCAAACCGTGACCATGGGCATCAATGGCGTGCCGGCGAATGCGCTCTCCACCGTCGCCACCGCCGAGCAGTTCACCTATACGACCCCCGGCACCATCAATATTCCCCGACCGCTGCGCCTGACCTCCGGCTACACCCGGATCAACTCTTCAGCCAGCAACAACCTCGATTACTGGTTCGAGTGCACGATGAGCCTGGAGCGCTACAACGAGTTTGGGCTGAAGTTCAATCCGGGGCCCTGGCCGCTGGTGGTGGCCTATCAGCCCACCTTCCCACTCGCCACCTTGTGGGCCTATCCCAATCCCGGCATCGCCGGCGAGGTGCATCTGTTCACCGACCTCATCCTGTCGGAATTCCCGCTCATCAACACCAACGTCAACTTGCCGCAAGGCTATACCCGAGCGCTGAAAGCTTTATTCGCGCTGGAAGCGGCTCCCGGCTATGGCAAGACCCCGAGTGCCGCACTGCTACGTCGGGCCGGAGAAGCCCGAGCTTTCCTGAAGCGCCTCAATGCCTCGCCGGTGGTCACCTTGCGCTACGACAGCGAGATCGTCCGAAGTCAGCAGAATGACGCGGGGTGGATTACTCACGGTGGCTTCACATGAGCTTTGAGGGCGTGGATATCGGCCTGGTGGGCCCCTCCTACACCGCGCCGATGTTATTGCAGGATGCCCAGACATGTATTAATTATTTTTTAGAAGCGGACAAAAACCCCAAGGCGAAGATGCCTTTCGCGCTCCTGGGGGCACCGGGCTTGGCGCCGATTTTCAGTCTCTTCGGCACGGGACCGGCTCCTGTTCGAGGTGCCTGGGTGCTGCCCGGGGGTCAACAGTGTTTGTTCGTCTCCGGCGCGACGGTGTCGCTTGCGACCATTACGTTACAGGCCACGCAAACCACCATCGCGCAGTTCACGATCACCCTGGTCGGGACCTTGCTCACCACCAACGGCCGGGTGGTGATTCGGGATAACGGGGTGCTCTTCAACGGGTTGGGCGGCTATGCAGTCCTGGTGGACGGTCAGTTCGGCTATTACTACGCGCTCTCGGGAACCACCCGGACGGTCAACTTTACCGGCAATCTGACGCTGGGCAGTCCGGTGATCACCTTTCCGGTGGGGACCTTGGTACCGAACTTCCTCCTGGTGAGTTCGAGTGCGGCCTTGAGCGATACCGGGGGTGTCGGGGGCAGCGGAATTGTAGGCTCCACGACACTGAACGCGATTAGCTTCACGGCCAACACCGTGACGATGAATACGACTTCCGTCGCGAACGTCACCAACGACAATTTCGTCTTGACCATCGCTCCCTTCGGCCAGATCACGGATCCGGCTTTCTTGGGAGCCTCGCGCGTGGCCTTTATCGAGGGGTGGCTGATCTTCAATCAGCCCGGCACCCGCACGTTCTTCACCAACGCCCCGCAGCCCTACACGTTATCCTTCGCGGGCCTGTTCTTTGCCTTGAAAGACAGCTCGAGCGACAACCTGGTGACGCTGTTCGAGAACAACCGCGAAGCATGGTTGGTCGGGGAGCGCACCACAGAAGTTTGGTACAACGCGGGCGGTGCTAACTTTGCCTTCTCGCGCCTGCCCGGCATTGGCCCGCAATATGGCTGTTCCGCGCAGCATTCGATCGCCCGCGTAGGGCCTAACTTGTGTTGGTTGGGACAGAATGAGCAGGGCCAGAACGTCGTCTACATGACGAGTCAATATAGCGTCGAGCGCATCAGCAATCACGCGATTGAGAATGCGCTGTCGAGCTATCCGTTGGTCTCGGATGCGATCGGGGACTGCTATGAGGACTTGGGACACGTCATGTACGTGCTCACTTTCCCGACCGCCGATGTGACCTGGGTGTTCGATGCCACGACCGCGCAAGTGACGGGAACGGAAGGAGCCTGGTGGCAGCGTCTGTCGTGGAATTCGCAGACTGCCACTTATCATCGGCATATCGGTAATGTGTTCGTGAACTTTGGGAACTTGCGCCTGTGGGGGGATTACCAGAGCGGGCAAGTGCATATGCAAAGCCGCAGTATCTTCACCGATAACGGTGCGGTGCTGCGTTGTCAGCGCCGTGCCCCGCATGTGTGGTCACGAGAGAATCGCCAACGTCTCTTCCAAGCCTCGATGCAGGTGGAATTCACCCCCGGCGTGGGGCTCCAGGTGGGTCAGGGATCGAATCCCCAGGCCATGATTCGCTGGAGCGATGACGGCGGTTTCAGCTACGGGACCGAAGTCGACGTGCCGATTGGTCTCGTCGGGGAGACCAAAAACCGGGCGATCCTCTACCAGTGTGGGGAGTCGCGTGATCGGGTGTGGGAGGTGAATTTCTCCGATCCCGTGCCGCGTGACATCATCGGCGCCACGCTATTTGGCGAAGCGGAGAATGCTGCTCCATGAGTGCCCCTGCATTAAATCGCATGCCGACGAATGCGGAAAGCCTCACCGCCAAGGGGTCGATTACTCGTGGCTGGTATGCGTTCTGGACAGGCCTATATCAGGGCCAGCCCACCCAGACGGTGGCCGTAGTCACCCCCGGGACCTCTCCCTTCACCTACATTGCCCCCATCGGTGGCACCCTGATCGTCCAAGGCGGGACCGTGAGCGCCATCAGTTTCAGCCGGGATGCGGCGAGTTTCTATCCGGTCGGGGTGACGAACGGGATGTTGCTGCTCTCCAAGGGCGATCAGCTGGTGATCACCTATTCGGTGCCGCCCAACCTCGTATGGGTGCCCCGGTGAGCGAGCTCGCACTGCCGGCCGTCCCGACTCGAGCGCAGATCGAGGCGCTCCAGGCTGAGATATTAAAACTGCCGCAAGCCGAGCCCGAGACGCATCATTACTTCGCCGATGGCATGTACTGTCGTCAGGTTTTCAGGCGTGCGGGGACCGTGATCGTCGGCAAGGTTCATCGCAAAGAGCACTTCTTCGCGGTCATTCAGGGAAGGATGACGGTCTGGAGCGAGATCGGCATGCAGACGGTTGAAGCTACCTGGATCTGGATTTCCAAGCCCGGTACTAAGCGGGTGACCTACGCGCACACGGATGCGACCGCCTTGACGGTCCACCAGGTGAGTTCCCGCGATGTATTCGAGATCGAGCGGGAGTTGGTTGAGGACGAACCCGCGGCGCTCTTTGGTCCCGGGAATATTCCCTTTTCCGCCGCAATCGAGATGCAACCATGACATTCTGGGTAGCCGGTGCGGTTGTTGCAGGTGGCTTGGTCAGCGCGGGCTCGTCCGCTTTCGGGGCTTCCGAGCAGGCAGGAGCTGCCGGGAATGCCCAGCAGATCAGCGAAAACGAATTCAACACGATTCAGCAACAGAATCAGCCCTTCATCCAATCAGGGTATGGCGCACTCAGTCAGCTCAATTACCTGGAAGGGATCGGTCAACCCGGCGGTGGCGGACCTGCCGGAGGGAACAACGCCTGGAATGTACAGGGCCAGAATCCCATTCCCACGACCGCGACCTCGAGTCCGGCCGGTGGGTTCGGGAGCTTGCTCACACCCTTCAGCACTAACAACTGGCAACAGCTCTCGCCCGCCTACAATTTCCAGAAGCAACAGGGCCTGCAAGGAGTCAATAACGCCGATGCCGCCGGGGCGGGCGCGGAGTCGGGCTCCGCCCTGAAGGATCTGACCGATTACAATCAGTCTGAAGCTAACACGAGTTTCAACAACGCGTTCAACCAGTACCAGACCCAACAGGGGAACATCTTCAATCGTCTCTCAGGGATCGCGCAGTTGGGCCAAGCCTCTGTCAATCAGACCGGCCA